TAAATTCAATAAACTCGTTACCTTCTTCATCTCTTATGGTTGTTTCTCCTGTTTTACGGAAATCACCATCCTTACCCTTACGGTTTTCAAGAGCCTCTAAAGCAATTCTCATAGCATCTTCACGAGAAACGCCATAGACTTCAGCCATTCTTAAATAACCACTTTGTTGTTTTTGGTCCATAACGTTAAACTGCGGATTATTAGCAAGAGCCAGTAATTCGCCCTTACCTCTTCCCGTTGTGGCCGCTACTCTTTTTTCTTCAGCTTTAGTCTGAACACCCTGTAGACGGTTAGCCTCTTCCGCTAGCATCTTACCGGCTCTTTGCATATTTGGGTCTGGACTCATCATCATAAGTTGAGCCTCACGGAGCATATCAGCAGGTCTGTTTGAGGTTGCCTCAAGAATCTGCTGAAACTGCTCCTGTGCGCTCTGCGCCGCTTGTCTTTCTCTACGCCGAGTCAAAAGACCGCTTATGCCAGAACTGATGCCAGCACCTACGTTACCTAGTCCCATCCCGATAGATTGACCTATTCCTTGCCCTGATTGGGACAACATTCCACCAATATTGTAAGCCATGTTAGTCACCTCCAAAGAAGTCAAATAAACTGCCAAGCAGACTACTGCCAGCAGACAGAAGGCCGCCATAGATACCGCCGTACATATTAGCGAGTGCTGTTCTTTGACCCACTTCTCCAGCAATGTTTGCCATTTGTGCCTCAAGACCAAGCTCACCGCCTTGCCTACGTGCTACATCTGCTATGCCTGCTACGTTAAGCGCAGGTGAGAACGCAGACAACATAGCCGCCTGTGGTATGTAAGCTCCCTGAAGAGCCGACAGTCCTGCTTGTTGCTCTGCCGCTCTGAGTGCTTGTCGTTGTGCTGATAAGCCAGAACCTAAGCCTGCAAATTGAGCACCCAGAGCCGCCCGTTGCTGTTGCTCTTGTTGTGCCTGTTGCATCGCCATAAGAACCGCACGATCCTGTGCTTCCTCTTGTGCTTGCGACAGTGCTAGTTGCTCTGGTGTGCCACCAAACATAGACGTACGTACGCCTAAACGTCCCTGACTAGCCAAGCGTTCTTCTAGCGCAAGCCGCTGTCTTTCTTCTTCTGCAAGTTGTGTAGCCCTAATACGGTCATACACCTCCTGCTCTCTACCAGCCATAGGCATACCAGCTTGGCCCATAAACTGCTGACCTAAATTAAAGGCTGTCCCTGCCGCTGTTTGTTGTTGAGCCAATCCGTAAGGATCGTTTATAAATCTAGAAAAAGCTTCAGCTTGTAAAGTATCTTGTAAAGTCTGCCCAGCCCCTGACAAAGAGTATGTCGTGCCTCCTGCGGCGTCGGTGTCAATTTGTCCAGTTGGACCTTTAACTGTAAACGGCTTAAACGAAACATCTTGTGCTGAAGCCGTTGGTAACGGCGCTCCAAGAGCCTCCGTAATTTCACTAGGGACGAGATCACTTAAAATACCCATTAGTAAGTACCTCCATCAATTGTTCCTGTTGACAGAGTTCCCGTAAAATTCAAAGCGGGTATTGTCACAGTTCCTGTAAACGTCGGTGACGCTAAATCTGCCTTAGTTGCTGATGCAGTTGCAATCGCATCAAATTCTACATCAAACTCAGTACCGCGAATAATTTTGTTATTATCGCCAGCAGGCAACGTATCCTTCGCTGTAAAGTTCGTTGTTTTTGTATAGTTGCTCATACTGTTCTACCTATCAATGCTAGTACGTTAATTTCTTGAATTGAAAGCTGTGCTCCATTTACGTCGGCCTCAAGACCAATTGTTACAACACCGCCACTTCCTGTAGTGTTTATTGTAGGCTTACTAGTAAGAATACCGCCAGTAAAAGTACCTACTGTATACTCTGATACGCCGTAATATGCTGGAACTTGATTACCTAAAGTAACCGAATAGTTTTTAAAGTTTGTATCAAAATCGTAAGCCCACCTAACGAAAAGCTCGTCACCGCCTGCTCCAATTAATGTTGGCTTAATTTTTTTAACAAACTTAGTTTTACTAGGATCACCAAATGTTAAGGCAGGGCTAAAGTACCTAAAACGATAAACAGATGTATTATCTAAATAACCAGAGTAAGTACCCAGACCGTCAGACGTACCGATGTACAGCGTACCGTCTGTGTGCCGCATAAACGACTTGTGAGAAACAGAGGTCCATCTGGTTACCCTGTACGCTCCGTTTTCTAGTCTCCCTTTTAAATCAAAACAATAAATAGTAGATTGACCGGGAAAACAAATTAAGTAGAAAGACTGCTCTGGACTGTATATAGAAGCCGTAGGCTCAGACCTGTTTTGGATTACCTCAATAATTTCTGTTTTTACATTTAGGCTTAAGTCAGACAGAGGCAGTGACTTTTCTTGTATAGTACGGCCCAAGCTACGCAAGCCTGAGTTAGACATAAACAGAATATCTGTGCCTATGTTTTGTACAGAGTTTCTACAAATGCACCCAACACCAGACACAGTATCTACCAGAGCCATGTTAGCAGGACTATCGGCGTTACCGTACACAAGGATGCTGTGCTTACCAAAGATAACCAGCGTGTTGTTGTGGGCCGCTAAAGCCCTAACCTCGTCGTAACCATCAGGCCACGCTTTTGATACATCAATAGATCCGCTAGAGCCGCCAGTAAAATCAGTGCCAATCAACAAGTCAGACCAGTATATAGTCTGGGTGTCTGTGGCGTTATCTACAACCCACAAACGACCATATGCTGACAGAGCCTCGTGGCACTTAAGCGTAGCCGCTGTAGATGAACCGTTAGCTACCGTAAACGTGCGTAACCCAGTAGCGTTGTCGTACACTAAAGGATCGTACCCACGTTGGAAAAAGTACGCCTTATCGTTAAAGTTTACTATCTTCCAGTTGTTTGCCGTAATCGTATAGGACGCAGGCGTTACGTCAGTCAACGTAGTTGTGCCTGTCATTATCTTGTTGTTACCAGCAGTAAAAATTACCTCGTTTCCTGCATCGTCGTAAAAATGGTGAATCTTGTGTACGTAATCTGTACCTAGTGCTGTTTTATCAGTAGTTACAACAGAGATGCCTTTACGTGCGGCAACACGACCACGTTTGTCAATTACGGCGTTATCTGCAACATCCGCAAACGACGGATCTTGTGCTATCGGAGAGTCCTCTGTGTTGACTCCCTTAAATCCGGGAGCAACTAGGTTAATACTTTGTAGTGGCTGGGCCATCTATTGTCTCCTACGGAGTGTAAAATATAGTTTCTTCAGGATGCTTTTGTGCATCTAAAGCAACTGCGTCAGATAAATACTTATCAGCAATAGCAAAGTACTCTGGTACTGATGTACCGCCTGTCTCTCCACGCTCACGAGCTAGCAAAGCTACTGCCATGTGAATTACAGGCTGACTAGGAATAGCAAGAGTATCCCCGTCAGCACTCAGCGGTACATTCCTAATAACACTCTTTACTTTAATGGAGTACACACCGTCAGGCTTGGGGTACACATCAATCTGTGCATCACCAGACCCATCAATACCACTAAACGTGTAGTACTGAGGAGAGCCAGAGGCAGGCGTGTTAACCAAAAACTTATCATCAAACCAAGTCTGAGGTCTGTACTCCATAACAATGTTAGACGTATCGTTTATCATGTTAAGAATTTTGCCTTGGTCTTGGTAACCCGTAAGCGAGTACGTGTAGTCATCAGCCGCCGTGGTAATCGTAAGGGTAGACCTAAGATTAGACCAATCCCAAGCGTTTTCTACGAATTGCTTTGCGTCGTTTACAAAGTCACCAACCATTGTGCTGTACGTGTCGTTTGTTACAGTAGTTACTGTATCTTCCCGCAGACGCCTCAGTACGTTATTTACTATGTCTAAATACGTCATACTATGTTTCCTGTTAACATTCCTGTCATTAAGTCGTCTTTAGTTTGTTTTGCTAAAATCTCGGATAAAAAGTCTACAATCGGAAACTCTTGCCTAGCTAATAAAGCAGGGTCACCTTGTCCAAGAGGTCCTACGCCCTGCGGCCTAAACATACCCCTAGCGCCACCGCCGCCCGGAGGGTCTTCGTCGTCTTCTCCTCCGGGAATTTCAGTGTCATCTTCTTCTTCTTCGTCTCCTCCGGGAACATCAATGTCATCGTCTTCTTCTTCAGTTCCACCTAAAGGATCATCTTCGTCTTCTTCTTCAGCTCCACCTAAAGGATCTAAAGGATCATCTTCGTCTTCATCTTCAGTTCCACCTACAGGATCTAAAGGATCATCTTCGTCTTCATCTTCAGTTCCACCTAAAGGATCTAAAGGATCATCTTCGTCTTCTTCTTCAGCTCCACCTAAAGGATCATCTTCGTCTTCTTCTTCAGCTCCACCTAAAGGATCATCTTCGTCTTCTTCTTCAGCTCCACCTAAAGGATCATCTTCGTCTTCATCTTCAGTTTCACCTACAGGATCT